CAACACTACGGTGTGATCCCAGAATACTATGCAGACACGGCTGCTATGGCTAGAGCCTACTCTCCTGGACAATCTGCGCGACTAAAAGATGTCGCTATCCGATTGTTCCCGGATGACGAAGAGCTACGCAAAGGTGATGCTCTGGTGAACACCAAAGGTAAAATGGAACTAGATGCTGACTTAGAAGACGAACTGGCTGAGTATTGTATTCAGGATACTGAGCTTACTAATCTTATATACAAAGCGATGAAACCCACCTTTATTAAGGATGAGATGGATCTTATTGATCTCACCTGCCGCATGTTCTGCGAACCAAAGATGGTCGCGGACCTCGAACAACTAACCGCGTACCGCGATTCACAGATCGCGAACAGCAAACAGCTTATCGAGGCCAGCGGACAGCCTAGAGAGGTTCTCTCCTCTAATAAGCAGTTCTCAGAGCTTCTAGAGTCTATGGATATCACTGTACCAACCAAAATTAGCCCTACAACTGGTAAGGAAATACCGGCTTTAGGTAAGTCAGACAAGGCTTTTACTCAGTTACAAGCCATGTACCCTCAACATAAAGCCCTTTGGGAAGGCAGAGTTGCAGTAAAGAGTCGCATCAAGGAGACGCGAGCGCAGCGTTTCATCGACGCGACTAACGAAAAAGGGACCATCAGCGCCCCACTTCGTTACTATGCAGCTCACACAGGCCGTTTTGGGGGTACAGAAAAGATCAATATGCAGAATATGCCTCGTAATTCACCCTTACGACTGGCATTAGGTGCTCCAGAGGGTCAGTTAATGTATGTAGCTGACCTGTCTAACATCGAGGCGAGGATGCTTGCCTGGCTAGCAGGCGAAGACGACTTATTAGAACAGTTCAGAAGTGGTGACGATATATACAGCAACTTCGCCACCAAAATATACGAGCGTCCAATCAACAAAAATGATGATCCAGTTGAACGCTTTGTAGGAAAGACAGCCGTACTTGGGCTTGGCTACGGTATGGGTGTCAATAAATTCCAGTACACAATCGAGTCTGGTGCGATGGGCCCAGCTATGAAAATGGCTCAGGCAGATGCCCACAAGGTAGTATCAGGTTACAGGACGAACTTTCCGCAAATACCACTACTTTGGAAACGCTTAGAAGACAAACTAACACAGACTCTAAACCCGAGATTTGAAGAACAATGGCGTTGCTTGTTGTTTAAAAATAATGCCATTCATTTACCAAATAAACTTGCCCTTAAATATAACAATCTAACGATTGACAAAGGCACATTAACTTACGAACAAAGGAAGAAAGAAACAACATGGGGTGGAAAGATTACCGAGAATGTCGTGCAAGCACTTTCGAGGATAATTATTACAGACGGCATGTTGCGAATTCAAAGAGACAAAACATTGGCTGGAGATATTGTACTAACCGTACATGATGAGATCGTTTTTCTTAGCACCGATAAAGAACCTCATGCTATAATGGAAAAACTCATCAATCACATGTGTACGCCACCCGATTGGGCAACCAATCTCCCCTTGAATGCGGAAGGCGGCTATGACAAACGGTATAGTAAATAATATGTCCAGATTAGTATTAACCAGAAAAAAAGAGCAGACCGTTGTCATTCATAATGACGAAGGTATTTTGACCAGCGTTAAAGTCACACGAATAGATAAAAATCAAGTTCGTTTGACCTTTGAGGCTGACAGCAACGTGAAGATTGATCGAGAAGAGATCTACCAACTCCGCGAAGCAAGCTAACTTTTTTATACCTGCAAGTATTAGTAATACTCATATCTTGTAAGGCACAAAATTGACCTGTAGGAGGGCCAATGGAAGTCACATTCCTCGAAGCTAGTAATGGATTACGTTTGAGTAAGAACTACTCATCCGAGGGTTCAAAACCATATCCAAACGTAAAGCACGTTACCTCGCACAAACAAACAATATCAATAGACAATGCCGGACTAAAGGATCTTGAGAGCTTTATTAGATCTCATGGCGATAAAGGTCATTGTCTACTCAAAGGACCACTTAAACGCGCACTCAAAGACGAAAGCAGAGCTGGTAAATGTGACCGCGTTGCGTACAGCAACCTACTCGTTTTAGATGTAGATGGCCTAGAACTACCTGGTTATGTTGACTTAAACAACGTCAACAGCAACGACATACAAAGGCTTACCGCTCAGGTTTTAAATGAGCTACCAGAACCATTTAATGGTGTGAGCTATATAGCTCAAGCATCATCCAGTTTAGGATTGAAAGGTAAAAAGGTATCTCTACATATCTTTATCCTTTTATCATACGCTTTACCCGCCAAAGCTATAAAGCTCTGGCTACAATCCGCTAACTTCATGTCTAACATGTTTAGCGATCAAATTGAGTTATCGGCAAATGGGCATTCATTGAAATATCCCATTGACATATCAGTAGCTGATAACTCCAAACTAATCTTCATTGCACCTCCTACCTTTGAAGATCCAGGCGCCGATCCGTTTCTTACCCCCCAAGATCGGATCGTGCGTTATGCCGGGAAACATGATGCAGTTGATTTAGCTAAGCTCATGGGTGATCTTAGTCCTGAAAATGTAAATCAATTGGTTACTGATAAGAAAAATGCTTTAAGAAAAGAGAAAGGGTTCAACGCAAAGAAAGAAAAAATAACCATAGCAACTGTAGGTAATAAAACAGAGGAAATACTCCAAAACCCAGATCGAATGTCAATAACGATCCACGATGATTCGCATACTGACTTTGTCCACTGTAATGTGAATGGTGGAGACAGCAATGCATACTTTTTCAGGATTGAAGATCCTACTTACATGTACAACTTTAAGGGTGAACCTATCTGGTCAATAGAGAAAGTTGATCCTGATTTTTATGCAACACTATTTGAACACTACAGTGAAAGACTAGACAAACAAGGTAGAGCGAACCAACCGATTGTTCTTCGTGACTACTACACCGATACTTATTACAACGGTGTATTTGATCCTAATCTGAATCAGTTTACTAAAGAATTTCCTTTATTACCTTGCAACTCATCTAGCACTGAAGGCTTCTTACGGTCTCATGGCAGACCTAAGCCTGACTTCATACCAGATGCAAGAGTGACATTTGACCCTACAGCTACAAAGGATGCGATTAATTTAACGACAGTGCCCTACTACGTCAACATGTACCGCAAGACCGAATACATGTTGAACCCTGATAAGCCAGCTAAAAATTTAGGTATGGGTAACTCAGATTTAGTATCCGAGCAGTGCCCTCTTATCTCAAAGCTTATGAAACACATACTTGGTGGTTCTGATTTAGAGTTAGAGGCATTCACAAACTGGCTTGCCTATGTTTTCCAGACTAGGAAAAAGGCTATGACGGCTTGGGTATTACAAGGTGTGCCAGGTACAGGTAAAGGTATCTTCTATACAAAAGTGTTACGACCTTTGTTTGGTGATGAGCATGTACCAATGCGAGCACTACAGAATATTGAAGAGCAGTTTAATTTATATATGAGACAAGCTCTGTTCTTAGTTGTTGATGAATTCCACATGGCTTCAGCCTCATCAGGAACTATGAAGATTGCGGATAAACTTAAAAATGCTATTACAGAAAACACAATGACAATACGGGCTATGAGAAGCAATCAAATAGAAATGCCCAACTACACTAACTTCATCTTCTTAACAAACAGAATGGATGCGGTAAAAATCGAAGAAGGCGACCGTCGCTATAACATAGCCCCTCGCCAAGAACAAAAGTTAGAACAAGTCTACCCAGAGGTTATAGGCAATATTGATTCAATAGAAAAAGAGTTACCGAGATTTGCTGGAATTCTCGCTACATATAAAGTTGATAAGCGCTTAGTAAGAACGCCAATATCCAATAATGCAAAAGCGCAAATGGCACAAGTCACAATGAGTGTCATGGAAGAATTCTTTGCCGCAGTTAAACAAGGCAACTTAGAATTCTTTATAGATCTTCTTGATATGGAACTTACTAATGTAATGCAAGGACAAGAAATACTAACTGCTCAAAGGTTTGTAAAGGCTTGGATTGCAGAAAGAGACGACGAGTTTTCTATTATACAACTCGAGCACCTACGAATTGTATATCTTGTATTAACTGAAGACAGGATGTCACAACGTGAATTTTCTAAACGAGCTGAACGATGTGGATTAACCAAGGAAAGACGAAGAGTTCCTAATGCAGGACGAGATGCTAACCCAGTTAGAGGTATCGTCACTCATTGGGAGATGGATGATCAAAGGCACCAGGAAGTCATCGAGAAGTATTTCGACGATGCCGATAAGAAACTTCTTGCTGCAGCTTAGTATTAGCTGTACTCATATTTAAAGGGAAAAATATGGTTAACCTAGTACAAGACACAAGACCAGACATAAAAAAAGTAAACGACTTTGAAAAACCAGATGAATTAGGACAAGTAAGGGCCTGGTCATACTCAGCCCTTAAAGTATTTGAAGAGTGCCCTTACCGAACCTACATCAGTAGAGTTAAAGGTGTTAAAGAACCAAGCGGCCCCGCAGCCGATCGTGGTACACATATACACCAACTAGCAGAAGATTATGTAAATGCCACCATCGGCGAACTACCAAAAGAACTCGAGAAATTCAAATCCCAATTCGAAGAACTTCGTGACTTATATGCTGATGCCAAGGTAGAACTCGAAGGCGAATGGGGATTTGATCTCGACTGGAAAACAGTCGGCTGGATGGAAAAAGCAACCTGGGCACGTATCAAACTTGATGCACTTGTCAACGAAGACGAAACAAGTGCCAGAGTAATTGACTACAAGACTGGTAAGAAATTTGGTAACGAAGTCAGTCATGGCCAACAAGGTTTACTTTACGCCATTGGCACATTCTTTAGATACCCACATCTTGAATTTGTGAATGTTGAGTTTTGGTATTTAGATCAAAACGAAACCACAGTCAAACAATACACGCGAGAGCAAGCTATGGTGTTCGCACCAAGTTGGCATAAACGCGCAATTAAAATGACAACAGAAACAGATTTCGATCCAACACCAAGCAAAAACTCTTGTCGTTGGTGCTCATACCGTAAAGGTGATGAGCCTCAATGCAGGTGGGGTGTTGAATAATCCAAGGAGGATAATATGTTTTGCGGACATTGTGAAAAAGCCTGTAAAGGTACCAGCGTTGATTTCGGATACGGAGTAACTGAGTTCTGGGGCAGCGTAAGTAATGATGTAAACATACAGTATGTATCTAAGTGTTGTGAACATGAAATGTTCTACGACAAGGAACTTACAGACCCAGTTGAATTAGAGTATGGAGACGCCGCATGAAGACTATTCTATTTGGCCTATTAGCCGCACTTGCCTTATCAGTTGTTTTTTCAATCCTAACTACAGCTATTCAAATCAGCTTTTATGTATTTTTACTAGCAGTAACTTTACTTGTTTCTTTCACCTTACTTATATGGAGTTTATATGATTAGGACAATCTTCAATATTTTTACCGTACTTGAAATTGTATTTATAACCGTCGCATTAATAGGAGTGCTATATGATTACTGCCGGGATCGTCTCTGCATTGGGTCTACTGTTTCTGATATTTAAGTTCGGTATACGCAAGGTTATCAATTACGACATACTCATCGACATCTTCGTCACTGCCCTACTTATGTATGCTCTTGCAGGTACATACAGCGGCATGATGGCAGCTCTTGTTGGTGGCCTTATCGTTTCAGTCACATTATTTATTCTCAAAAAAACCATGTACCGCGAGCAACTACGTCTTGTCAGGATCTCTAAGTTTCCTTATCGCAAGATTGACTGGGTGCTTGTACCACCATCAAAACTATAGGAGGCTCATATGGCTAAGACTTATATACATGTCAATCAACATAAGATTAAAAGTAACCATAAGAACAATCTTGATGAGCCAGTTATTACAGTTAAAAGTGGCAAGACAAATACATACGCCCATGATGTCATCATTGATGGTCCTTGTCGTGTGAGGTACAGCGAAACAGATAAACCAATACTGTCTTGCGGTGCTCGAGTTGTTATTGAAACCACATCAAATGTAACCCCTATAAGGAGAGATCTATGAAATTAGACAATGTCCATCAACCAACACATTACGCTCTTGAAACTGTTGAATGCATTGATGCGATGGCACAAGTCTTTGGTCCCAAAGCTGTTGAGAAGTATGCTGAAATTGCTGCCTTCAAATACTTGTGGCGTATGAATAAAAAGCATACCGCTAGCAAAGAAGACAAGCAAAAAGCAATTTGGTATCTCAGGTACTCGATGGGCGATGACCCAAGGAGTAGCGATGAATGAAACAGATTTCATAAAGGAATTACACGATGATCTTGGTGTCATTGCCAAAAACGATCAACGTGACATGGAGTTAGTTACGAGCGGAACCAGTAGATATTTACAAGGCCGCTCGGAGCTGGCGTTTGAATTAATACTTAGAATTAACCAATGGAAGAATGGCGATGTTAAACAGGAAGTTTCAACAGCCTCAGACAAGGTACAAAAAAGGAGTAAAGCCCGCGTCGATAAACATGCTAAAACGCGGAAAGCAAAACAAAAAGCTCGGCGATAAAGTAACCGTCAAGAAGTGGAAAGGTATGACGATGTACTCTCTTACCTTAGAAGAACGAGCTACCTGCCCTACTTCATGCAGTCAATGGGATATTTGTTATGGTAACAATATGCCTTTCGCACACCGCTTTGATCATACTGACCCTAACTTCTTAACCTTATTAAAAGCTCAACTCATGGGCCTTTCAGTCAAACATCCTTCAGGTTTTGTTGTCAGGCTGCATGTACTGGGTGACTTCTACAGCAAAGAGTATGTAGAGTTCTGGAAGAAGATGTTGATGACCTTCCCTAACCTAAATGCCTTTGGATACACTCACTGGCCCTTCAAATCTGATATTGGTACTGCCATCGGGCAACTCAACAATTTATACCCAGATCGGTGGCAGATTCGGTACTCAGATGAAGACCAAAACGTGACTGATTTTATAGCACTTGTGGACCACGAACCGCGTACCACGAACCAGGTAGTTTGCCCAGAACAGTTAGGAAAAACAGCAAGTTGCGCGACATGTGGATACTGCTGGTCTAGCAAAAAACCTATTGTTTTTCTTGAGCATTAATATTAGCTATGCTAATATAATAGACCCTCATGGATGATTATTATGTTTAAACCTTTCGAACATCAATCGACTACAACCGACTTCATTTTAGAGCAAGACCGCTGCTTAATTACTAGCGATCCTGGTACCGGCAAGACCCGTAGTGTCATCGATGCATATGCCCAACGTCAATCTGGCCGCATGCTTGTTCTTGCACC